CGGCAAAATAGGAGGACTGAACATGGGTTCCGATCAAATCGCTGGCGTCGTTCGTGCGCTGGTTGCTGCTGTCGGTGGCTACTTCGTTGGCCAAGGACTGGTGGATGCTGAGACTGTCACCACGGTGGGCGGCGCTCTGGCTACGCTGGCTGCTGCTGCTTGGTCGATCTACGCCAAGCGCGTTAAAGAATGATCCTGCGGGCGTTCTTCTCGGCTCTCCTGCGTCCGATCCTTCATGCGCTTTCGCTGGCAGCAAGCTGGTTTGGTGGCAGAAAAGCGGCGCAAACTGACGCCAAGATCGTGGAGTTGCAAGAATATGCAAACACTCGGCGCAAGCTGGATGAAGTTGGGCGCATGTCTGATGCTGACGCTGCCCGTGCTTGGCTGCGTGAACGTGGCAAATCAAAGCGCGATTTGTGATGGGACGCAGGACGCCAGAGCGGCCCACGCAGAGGCTTTGGCATCCGAGGCTAGTGACGCTGCGGTAATTACTGGAGCGCGCCTGATAGCCCTCCTAGACGCAGGCTGCGGCGATGCCGGATGAGGTTATCGCTTGGTCCGTCCGGCCCGACGGGCTTTATGTCAAAGTCGACGGCGTGGAGCGGGTTGTCATCCCGCCCGCGCAGTTCCCGGCTGTCATCCTGACGCTGGTGCGCGAGTTGAAGAATGCGGCTGTTGGGAAGTCGTGAGGGGGCGCAAGGTTTCTATTGAAATGCCGTGGCGCGGACAAGATCAGCGTCAACCAACATAGAACCCGCTCCCGTGACCTAGCTGTCTATGTGCGCCCCTCGTCTGACTTTCTAGCGGGCCAGGATAGCCCGCGCAAGCAGGTCGTCAGTCTCTTTCTCTATTTCTAGAATAAGGTCCGAGATAGCGGGGGCCACGTCGTTTATCTTGATCTGTTCCCGCAATTTTTTCCTTAGGTTCAGGAGTTTGGGGTTCATCTGGCGTCTCCCACGGCGGGCAGGAAAGTTTCACGTAGGACATGTGCTGCGCCGCGCTGCTAAAACTAGCCAACGCCCGCGTCATAGTCACGGTCTTCGTCTTCATTTCTTCCTCGTGTCGATCAATGCGGACAGGATGAACTGTCCGTGGGCCTTTGCGGCTGGGTGCTGGATACCCTTTGCGCGCCTGTTGTTGTGGGCAATCGTGCTGACCAGCCGCCGCACTTCCGCCTTGCTCTCCTGCTTGGTGATGCTCTTGCGGATGAGGTGTTCGCCTTTCCAGTTGTCGGTCATTCCCGGTCCTCCCTGATGGCGGCGAGTGCGTCTTGCACAGCCCGCAATATGATCTGCCTGCCCGTAGTGGCCTCGGCCCATCCGTCTTTCCGCGCAAGAGTCACCATTTTTTGCGCCGCTACGCAGAGACGCTTCACCTGCGCATCCACAGGGGCGGGGGGAAGAGCAGCGATGGCTGCATCACGCTCCGCCTCCAAGGCTTGGACTTTGGCCTCGGCCACCAACTTGGCGTCGATGACCGCCTCCAGCGCCGTGTCGAGCAGGGCCTGCGTGTCGGCCAGCAGCTTGGCGTCGAGGACACGCTCCCGCTCCAACCACTCAATGCGGGCGATCACCACCCTGGCCGCATCCATGCTGTCGCAATTGCACTGCGGGTCTTGCAGGCCACGGTCACGGTAGGCTTCATCGCAGCGGCAGCGCACCACGTCGCCCAACTCAGCCAAGGCTTGCTTCAGCGCATCCTCGTCAGTCATAGCTTGCTCCAATCTTTTCCATGATGTGGTCGATGACGCCTAGGTCGAAACGTGCAGCCTCACGTTTCACGTTCCACCCGCACTCATTGTTGACGACATGGACACGGGCGATCTGCAACGCCCGCACGGCCTCTTTCAGATCACGCTCCAAGGCTTCGATGCGGTCGGCGGCAAGGTCGACAGCTTCCCATTCATGCATGTTGTGGGGGTCGAAGTCTCGCAGCCGCTTCACCAGATCGTCACTCATCGCTGTTGTCTCCATTGCTGGTCAAAGACCCATTATCATCAGAAGACCCCCCGTTGTGATGTCCGCCATCGCCTCCATGATCAGGTGGAATACCATGATCCACAACACGATCAGCACGATCCACTTCAACATAGACTTGTCCTTTCGGCGGGATGACATGCGGCCCGCAGGCAGCGAGGGTTAGGGTTGCGGCGAGTAGGATGTGTTTCATGGATGCACCTTGTGAAATAGGCAGAGGTCTTCCGCGCCTACATGGCAGGCGAGTTCATGCGTGTGACGGTGGGCTTCGGCTGCGTTTTTGTAGGCCCCGTAGGCTAGGACCGCTGACAGGATGAGGATGAAACGATCAAAGCCTGTCATTTTATCCACTTTCTCATCATCTCTTGTTCAGCCGTGGCTATGGCTTGCGGGCTGGTGCTGCTCGACACTCGCACCTCAAAAATCTGCACTCCCGGCCCTGCCTTGTAGAGGGGCTTGGGCATGGGGACATCAGCGGCGCACAGGTGCTGGTCCCGCCCATCGAACACGATGTAATGCTGTCCCTGCCAGAGACCCCCCAACGTCGGTCGGCACTCAGGGTCAGGCTGGATCATCGGCTTGTCCACGCCGTCGCTCATGAAGCGCCCCGTCACATAGGCCACGGGGTCGCCCGTCTTGAGTGCAGGTATCTGCCTTGCCATGTCCTGCCACATGCCTGTTGGTGAAGGCACTGGGGGCAGCACTGGGGTAGGTGTAGGGACAGCGACAGGCTGGGCAGGGGCCATGCTGGGGCGGATCAACGCCGCAGCCGCAACACCACCAAGGAAGAGGCGTCTGGTGAGTTTCATTTGTCTGCCCATCTGCTGTGATCCGAAAAGAACTGTTCCCTGTTTCCCTCTTGGACATCCAAGGTTGGACGGCCTTTTTTGCCTGAGAACGTATCTACGCCCACGTTCATGCCCCCAATGCGTTTATGTTCTTTCTCGCAGTGCGGGCATACTTTGGTTTGGTATGGCGTCCAGCAGTAGTCACATGTTGGCATGTTATTTCTTCCTCGCTGGGCATGTGCGCCCTTGGTTGCAGTCGCCGTGGCATGGCGGGCAGGTTGGCTTCATTCTTCAAGTCCTTCCGGTCTGGGTTGCGGGCGGATCGAAGACGACGGCACAAGTGTCTCCTCGCAGATGACGCTGTAGTCGTATTCAAGCGTATCGGTAACGGCGTTAATAGCAGCCTCGCACTGTTCAAGGTTCTCGTAAAACAGGCCGCCCGTCGATCCATCCATCGGGCCGGACAGAACCGTGATAAACATGATTGCCCACCACTCCATCACGCATCCTCCTCGTCGTTGAAATCATCAGCAGACAGGGCGTAGACCACATCATTCACCAGGTCGCCATTGCGGTTCATCTCGGCCATCTTCCGCTCCACCATATCAAGTGGCGCGTTGATGCTCTTGGCCACCTGCTTGGCCGTCGCTGGGCCGCGTTCCAAGTCCGTCTTGATATCCTCGGCCAGCGTGTCGTCTTGCAATTCGTCGCCCACGTAGATGGCCAGCCACGGCGTCTTTTCGGGCTGCGTCTGGTTCGGGACCAGCATCGCCGTCACGGTCTGCCCGATCCGCACATTCGCGGCGATGGCCACGCGGCTGGGGATGAACACGGTTTCGGACCCGTTGGCCACGATCCCGAAGGCGGTCTTCGTCGGCAGGATATTGGTGATCAGGATGTCAGTTTGCATCAGTGCTTTCCAGTTGCTTCAGTTTATTGATGGCGTCCTGCTGATACATGTGCAGGATGCCGATTTCTTCGCCCACCCAGGCGGGGCGCACGCTGTCCCCGTAGGTAAAGCGCAGATCATCGATCTGCTTTTGCTTGTCCGCGATGTAGGCGCGCAGGCTGTCTGCTTCGGTCATGTCAGAAGCCCATCCCATGCCCGATCAGCAGCAGGCCGTAGCCCGCCGCGAAGATGCCGATGACTGCGAGTGCCTCTGCGATGATGTCACGAAGTCTCATTTGCTTTCTCCATTGTTGATTGCTTCGGTTATTGCCGCTGCGACATGCTCTGCCTGGCCTGCCGCGAAGAACAGCTTCACCTGCGAACCGTCGGCGTCTTTGATCGACACAACGCTAAACGCATCGCTAAACGCATCCGAATGCTGGTCTGCCTTGTAGTCCACGTAAGTCGCCGTTTGCATTCTTTGCATCATAACCGTGATCGACATTTGCTTGCTCCTTAGTGGGGGATGTGGCCGTCGGCATACCAGACGCCGCGCCATGTGTTCGGCGGGCCTTCGGGGTGGTCGACGGGCTGCTGCGGTTGCTGGTGAACCGGGCGCGCGATGACGCCCAGTTCGTTGAGGATGCGGTCGATGTCGGTCATGCGGCTTCAAGCAGCTTCATGACGTTACAAATCTGCTGAACGCGCACGCCCTTTGTGGTAAACAATGCGCTGCGGATTTCTTCATTTGTTTTGCCAGCCTTTGCCATTTCGGCGGCAATCGCGATTACTTTGAGTTGGGTCATCTTAGTCATCCTTGTTTGCTAGTTCGTATCCCCACAATACAGTTACGCGCACGCTATGCAACAGTAATTTTGCGCTTGACCTAGAAAAAATGCGGAATTAGACGTTACATCACGCAACGAAGGAGGCCGCGCAGTGGAAGCGCAGAGACTTATCCGAGAATGGGTGCGCGCCGAGGGGCGCAAGCTGTCTTGGCTGGCTGAACAGGTTCCCGTCCACGCTGGCGACCTGTCCCGCTGGCTGAACGGCAAGCAAATGCCGCGCGCCGTGTATCGCGTCCGCCTGACAGACATCACGGGCATCAACGTCAAAGACGAAACCATGTGGAGAGCATAATGGACAGAGCAACAATCCTCGACACCGCCAAGCAATATGTAACAGTCGACAGGGCGGAAACTCACGGAAGCGCAGAAAGAAATTTCAGCCTGATCGCGGCCTATTGGTCCGCGCACCTTGACCTGAAAATCACGGCGCATGACGTGGCCGTGATGATGACGCTGTTCAAACTGGCTCGGATGAAGTCAAACCCGGCGCATGTTGACTCGGCCACAGACGCAGCAGGGTATAGCGCCATCGCTGGGGAAATAGGGTCGGAAGCCCACATCCCGAAGCCGACACCCATGAAGCCGCTGCGCGAAGGGGCGCTGTGA